AGTTCAAATTAAATAATTGTTCAACAAGGCAGTCTCGGCCTTCAAGCGTAGCCCCATCATCAGTCATCCGTTGGATATAGGTGTCAAATAGTTCGTAATAGTTATCCTCTCCCAGATCTTGCAAGGCCGCGACAAGGCAATCGTACCCTTCAAAGGTTCCTCCATCAGCCAAAACTCGATCCCGGAAAGCGATAGCAATATCATTTACCGGGGCAAAACAAGGAGGTGCGCTCTCGTTCTGGATAGAGAGAGTTGTTTGATCAGTGTCTCCCCACCAGGTTTCGCAGTATATCGTTCCCCAACTAATAAGATTTGCCATCCTTTTCCTTTCTAATCAAATAACTTTTCAATTTGAAAATGTTATTCTTCTTTGGTTCGTATGTTTTTTTCTTCTCTTGCTTCATAAAACCCAACCGGAGTATTGCACATCGTGATCCGGGAACATATCCTCATTGTTATTCTGGTTATATTCCGGAAAATCATTTTGATGAAAAGTCATATAGTCCACAAATCTACGCACATAGAACTCTGCAATCTTCCTTTCCTTCTCAATCAAAAAATCAACCTCTGTCTTGTCTACACTTGCCGAGTTCTCGCTCTGATGCTTATACACACCCCCATTGGCGATCGTATATGCCGCAAAAGGCAAATACTCCATCATCGCAAAATGAATGAGCATAGGTTGAATGTAAGAATTAACCAGGGATAGGTAGTTTCCAGAAAGAGTACCTCCAATGATATCCGAAGAGATCTTGTCATAAAGTTTAGTGCCAAGATAATTCTGGATATGAATCTCCTGGGCAATCTTTACGAACTGAATGAATTTGTCCGTATCTACATTCCCCCCCAATGCGGTATTCCGCACCAAATCCTCTCGCTTAATGAATAGAGCCGTTGCCATTTGTTATTTGTATTTAAGAGATCCTCTTGAGGGAGTATCAATTGGTGCCGTAGAGGCCGTAGACCATCCCGATGGAAATAGTTTGTCCGAAGGGAATCCGGCCGCAGATGCTTCTCCTACGGAAATTTGTTTGTCATTCTCCAATCCCATCTCTGGTAAAAATTGTCCTTTGGAATTTCTCTTGCGGAAATAGACCAATCTGCGCCAATGGTGGTGGCAATAAACGCCACCCTTCCATTTCCAAATCGAGTAAACGCTTTGACCTTTGGGGGCAAATTGTCCATTCTCTCCGGAGAAACTCATCATATCAATATCCTCCTTGCGGAATACAATTCCGTTTTGAGCCGCATTCACCATCTCAACGCAGAAATCTCTTGAGTTTGCGCTGATGTTCTCGGTATATGCATATCGCACCTTGTACAATCCCCCATCAAGTCGGGAATCTGAATCCGAATTTGAATAATCCTCAACAGAGAAATTCATCTTCTTCAAGTGGGAATCTTCATTGTCTGGGTCGTTGACTACCTCATCGCTGATGAGTTCCCATTCATTTAAATCAACGACCTCACCCTTTCCCCGCAATTCTTCAATCCAAGCAGATTCTTGTTCCTTTGAAAAGGTAGGTGTTTTGGGTTTTTGAGATTTCAATTCACTAATCACGGCCGAAGATGTTCCATCAAATAATGCTTTAGCAACTGCCGGATCAAATTGAAGCATCTGAACCAGGAATGTGATTGCTTGATCCATCGACAAAGTACCATCCTTAACCCCTTGCATAATCTGCAAAGAAGATGCAATCTGTGCACCATTATAGGATGCCTCTTTTTGAATGAGTTCCTCTTGTGCCTGGCTATCAATCGGATTTGTATCTTTCTCAATTCCTTTGATACCCGTCTCTTGCTCGATTGTTGCCTTGTCCATAACCTTCGTGTCCGTGAACTCGATAGGTTGAAGGGTTTTGAAATACAGATCCAAAGAGATGTCATTGTAAGCCAAAACCTTGTCAATACCATCCAGGATGGTTTCTTGCATTGGTCGGATCACAATATTGTCAAACAACTGCGAGGCAGTCATCAACTCATCCGCATTGTTACCCAATCCGCTTTGGTCTTTGATCCCCAATAGCATCGGAGAGGTAACCCGGTGAGATACCATAATCTTTCGCATCGACTCATCAGCGAGGAACTGATATTGTTGAGAGGCATCATTCAATTGAACCGGCTCGATAGAAGCCGCCAATTCCTTGTTGTCATTGAATGCAAGAATAAACTTTCCCGCATTCGAAGATCCAGAGAATTTCTCCGCAACCTTATTCTCAATGATATATCTCTCCTCCTCTGTTGGAACGCCATTGTTGAAGTTAATCAACATAGAAGGACTCATCCCATTCTTGATGTTATTGAGGTGGTAATTCGCTACCTCCTCCTCTAACTCGCAATATTGCAAACCTCCCTGGTAATCAACCGGAGAGTAGTAATAGAATCCCGCCCGGTAAGGTTTGATGTATAGGATCTCAATTCCTTCATTCGAAAAACCAAATGCGGGAATCCGTGTTGGGGTTTCCTTGTTTGCATTTACATCTGCCCAGGACTTTGCATAGTAGTACCCTTCAATCTCTCCATCTTCATTGCATTTCTCTGCACGGAGGGTTTCGATAGGCATATGGTACACCTCATTGATCATCTGATGATCTTGAGAGTATATCACCTGGAATGCACATTGCCCCATCATCTTGAAGTCGCTTGTTGCTTTGCGTAAGCACTCCTTCTTGAATAGGGATTTCATTTGAGCATATTGCTCTGGCTTCCTGAAAGAATCCGTAGCATCCAATCCCTTTCCGTAGATCAGTTCGGAGATGCCATTGATGATAGCGTTATTCGTAGGAGAGCCATTATACCGATCAATCAGAAATTGAAAATAGTCATTGTCCTCTCCATAGGATACCCACTCTCGGTTGTTGTATTCCTTAATCTCTGGAGTCGTGTAACTCGATAGGTTTACAATATGGATGTTGCTCATATGATCACAAATTCATTGTTGTAGGATGTTTCCTCCGTATACACCCCTTCATTAGTGGTGTATTTGTCGTATTCCGTTTGTGAAGTTACGAAAACTCTATCCCGATAAATCATCGTAGAGCCATCAAAAACCTTCAACCCATAGAATCTACCATCCACCAGGGAGAAAACCCCGGAAAGGGTCATAAAACCATCCGCAGAGGACACGCTTACCGAAGGGGTTGCGGTAGTATTTGTGGATTCATCAATCAATTGTAAAGTAACACTACCCGGAAAAGATCGGGGAATGACAACAATGCTTTGCGATGATCCGGATTCTTGAAGTATATGCATCTCAATTAAATAACCGCACCTCGCAACTTTATTCCAAAAAGAAAGGGGGCATAGCCCCCTCTCCTAACCAAAAAACAAATCTGGGTTAAGGTACAATCGTAACGGTTGCACTTGTCATTCCAGCAAATACCTCTTCGGCATTTGTCAAATCTACACCTGCAATAAAGTTTGCGGGTTTCAATTCTTGAGCCGTCAAAGTTAATGTATATCCAGACAAATCACCCATAGCGGCACCGGTAACAATCGTGCCACCCGTAACCTCTGCTCCGTGTTCGGAACCCATCAAGAAGGCATTGTCATTATAATCCAGGACAACAACCTGTGGGCGGCCATAGGCCATCAATTTCAATTCTTTGTTATCTTCCTTCGTTAACTTGCTGAATTGCAAATTCAAGGTTTGCTCGAAGAAAGTCGTACCATTCTCACGGCTTGAATTGAATGATTGCTCAAAAGAAGAATTTCCCTTGAGGTCATATTTGTAAGCAGAGAATGTACCAGTCATATTGGTAACCTCATCTGCCGTTTCTGTGATCGTACCCAGATCCCCAAAATTCACGAAGTAGACGGCTTTAATTCCACCAACTACATCCTTGCAAGGGATTGTCCGACCGGCTGTAAGTAAACAACTCATATCTGTCAAAAATAAAAAAGGGGGCGGGGTAAAACCCTCACCCCCTTGAGGTTAATCAATTCAAAGAATTAGGCGTAGTAAACGATATCTGCACCAACTCCGTGCTGAACACCGGCAGTAAATCGCATTACAACGCGAATATTGTCGGATCCATCAAGGTTTTGCATATCGAGAACCTTCACCTCATTGCGATCAGAAGCCAAACCAGAACCGAAGAACAAGTTTGAAGATTGAGAGGCAACCATCTTGTTAGATGCCAAACCATTCACCATAGCAACGCGGATACCATCGAAGTACAAGGGCTCGGAGCCATACCACATAGTGCCTTTGTTCTCAACACCATTAGCACCCAAACCAGAAGCACCGAATCCACCCAAAGCACGAACGTAAGCCTTCGCAACATTCTGGGGAACGTAGATAGTCAAGTCCTCCTTGCCGTACAAAGCGGCAGGGATCGCATCAACTACTTTGCCCAATTCCGTGATGACATTAGCGGCAGTAACAGTTGTACCCGTAACATCAACAACATCACCATCAGCGGCGAGAAGGGCTTGGAAGCCGTCGAATTGACCTGCAGTAGCGTTAACACCTTGCCAGATGTTCGTTTCGATGCGTTGAGCAACCTTTGAAGCAACGTGTGCAATCAAAAACTCGCTGAAATCAGCGGGAAGAGAATCGTAAACGGAATAACCCATTTGAGCACCTTGCCAAGTAGACAAAAAGTCCTTGCGGCAAAGTTGCAAGTTCACCTGGAACTCCTCAACAGTCAAGACACGCTCGGAGAGGGTCAAAGTAGAGGTTGGGGTGAAATCACAAGTAGCATCTTTTACGATGTCATCAGTTCCAACCTTTTGGATCACTTGCTTGTAGTGAACATTAGGCATAACCTCAATGAGGCCTTTTTCGATCGTGTCTGCACTCAA